GGCGGGTACGTTGCGGACAATCGCACGATCCGGTATCGGCAGCAGCAGTTCTTAGCCAGCTATGCGCGCCGGGGAACGATCTTAGGCGCTCGTAAGGGAGCGATGGTCTCGCGCAAGACGGTCGAGTATTGGATGGAGCACGACGAGATCTTCAAGAAGCGGTTTGCCCGAGCCGAAAAGGAATTCACAGAGTCATTGGAGGACGTGAGCCTGCAGCGGGTACTCGCGGGCAAGAGCGATCTTTTGACGATGTTCCACTTGAAGGCCCGGAGACCGGATGTCTACCGGGACGATGCGCAGGTCCGGGGGCCGATGAACGTGAAGATCAACATCATCGGGGGGATATCCAGCATTCCGCGGCCGCCGCAGATAGCGGCGCGCATTGCACAGGCGGAAGAAGCGGTCGAGGGGGAGTTGGTCGAAGCCAATGGCTAGACGAGCGCGCAGCGTCGATGTCGCGGTCAACTACACGCCGTCCCCACGACAGCTCATAGCCCATTCCATGCCGCAGCTCTGGACCCTCATGGGAGGCGGCTGGCGCGGCGGCAAGACGTGGTGGATGGGCGGCGAGATCTTCCGCTTGATGATCGACTATCCCGGCATCGAGGGATTCGTAGCCCGCTATGACTACGCCAAGATCACCGAGCCGACCCAGGTTTGGGACACGCTCCATCAGCTCATTCCGGACGAGCTGATAGCCGATGAGAAAAAGAACCCGCCAGCGCAGATTCAGCTCTATAACGGTAGCCGCGTGACCGCCATCGGCCTCAAGGAGTACCACGCCGGCGCCGGAGTTGGCTTTATTGCTATCGACCAGGCTGAGGAAGTCCCGATACCAGGACCCTTGGGGGAGAACATACTCGCGCAAATGGTCGGCCGGCTCTCTCAGGTGCTGCCCGATGGCTCTACCCCGCATTATCGGATCCTGCTGACCTGCAATCCGGCTCCAGGCTGGCTGGAAGAGACCTTTATTCGGGACGCCCAAGAAGTCGGCGACCGGGTCTATGTGAAGGGCGACTACTGCTTTGTCCAGGCTTTGCCCGAGGACAATCCCCACCTCGATCCGCAGTACATCGAGCGCAACCGCAGCGCCCTGTCGGACGAGGACTTCAAACGCTATATCCAGGGCTCCTGGGACGCTTTCATTGGCCAGGCGATCACCGAATGGAACCACCAGATTCACATCATCGATGAGAACCTGCTTCCTGATTGGTACGCCGATCAGTGGCCGGTCTACCGCGGGATCGACTATGGGCTGAACAACCCCAACGTGTGCGAGTTCGCCGCCCGAGCGCCCGAACGCGAGATCGTCTTTGTCGATGAGTTCACCACTATTGGCGAAACCCCGCGCAGCAACGCTATGGCGATCGCGGAGTATTCCGATGGGATGAACTGCGCTTGGGCCCAGTGCGACCCGCGCTTCGCTCAGGTCAAGACTCGGCTCGGCGGCGACGTTGGCACGGCTGTGAGCGCGCACTTCAACCTGATTGACGAGTACCGGGCAGCGGGGATCTACGTTACCCCGGCCAGGGAAAGCCGTGAAGAACGGCTGTCCGCTTGGAAAACAGGGCTGCATATCGACCCGAACCGCCGCCATCTGATTACGGGCGAACGCGGCGCGCCGCTGGTCTACGTCTCCACGAAGTGCAAAGAGCTGATCCGCTCGCTGCCCAAGATGCGCTACACGCAAGGTAAAGACGATGTGGAAAAGACGGATGACCACTGGTACGACGCCGGCGGCTTTGTGCTCTCGCGGCTAATCAACCCCAAGAGCAAGAACAGCCGGCAGGCCGCGCCCTACATCGGCAGCATCATCCCGCAGGACAGCCGAGCTGGTGTACTGAGGGTCGCCTAATGCCATTAAAGCTGGCTTACGCCGCGCTCGATACGGACCACGAAAAGCTCCGGCAGCGCTTCACTAACCTGCACGACTACTACCAGGAATGGCGGCTGGAAGCGCTCGAGGCGCAAGCCTACGTCGACTGCGACTACGAGATCGTCCGGCCGCCCGATACGCCAGGGATCATCCCGCCGACAGCCGCGACCAAGATCGAGACCGCCGTGGTGGAGCTCATCACCGATAGCCCAAAGGTGCGCAAGCGCAAGCCGGGGCAGAAGGAAAACGAGCAGCGTGACGCCGACGCTATGGAAGCGGCGCTCCAGAACTGCCTGAAGGAGTCGGAGGAGTATCTGCAGTCCCCTTGGCTGCACGAGGCCGCCAAGCTGCAGATGACCAGGGGCTCAGCGATCCTGGCCGGTCCCTTCTACAACAAAGAGCAGGGCGTGTGCTGGCTGGATACCTTTGACCCGCTGACGGTCTATATCGAGCCGGGCCCCATGCCGCGCGAGGCGTTCATTCACCTCAAGATGACCTATGCCGAGCTCGAGCAGATCGCCGATGATGAACAGTTCGACGCGCAACGCAAAGACCAGAGCCTAACGCGTGAAGTGGAGATCGTGCGCTGGTATTGCGTGCCAAAAGAAAAAGGCATGTCGGGGATGACGGCGCTCTGGAAGAAGGGCGATAGCGACTTCCTGGTCGAGCCGAAGCCGTCCGGCTACCCGTATCTGCCGATGGATTGCGTGCTCTCCGGCTGGGGGCGCCGCACGATGGGCGCCAAGCCGGAGGAGATGGCCGTCGGGCTGCTGAACCGCGGCGTGCGCTCGGTGCTCAGGGCTGAGGCGCAGATGTTCACCATCATGGACTCGGCCGCCTCTCAAGCGACCTGGAACCGCTACCGGCTGCCGCCGGGTGTCGAACTAGCCCTTGGTTTCAAGATCGAGACTACGCCGAATTCCATCACGCGCGACGTGCCCGAGCAACTGCAGCCGTTCGAGCAGGTCCCGCTGCCCCGAAGCGTGACGCAGCACATGGCATTGCTGGAGCAATATATCGAGGCCGCCACCTTCAGCAGCGTGCTCAGCGGCCAGCGGCAGCCGGGCGTCGGCACCGCTACCGGGCTGCAAATTCTCACCGGCCGTGGTAGGCGCAAATTCTATCCGCCGATGCGGCTGTTGCAGGCTGGCGTGGCCAGGATGCTCTACAAAGTCGGCTTGCTTGCTGAGTTCCTGGAATCGGCCGGCACCCCTGATCTCGAATGGCGCGGCACCAAATTGAAGGCCGAGATGTTCCACGATGGCGACTTTTCGATCACCGTCGATCTGCTGTCGGAGGACGAGGAGCAGCGCCGGGTCAAGATCGCTGAGGGCGCGAGCCTGCAGGGCAGCGTGCCGGAACAAATCATCTACGAGGAGTTCTTCGGCATGGAGAACTATTCCGAAGCCTTCCGGCTCAAGCTGCGCGATTCGATTCTGAACTCTGAGCAGTTCCTGAATTCGGTGCTGCAGGACTTCACGGCCAAGGCCGGGATGCCGCCGCCGCAACCTAAAGGCGCGAATCCCGAAGGCGCCCCGCCAGGTCCAGGAGCCGGGATGGACCGCATTGCGCGGCTCTATCAGGCGGCGTCGGGCACGCAACTGCCGCCCCAGCCGGGCTCCGTTGAAGCGGGCCAGCAGGTCGTCAATCAGCCGCGCGTGCTGCCACAGGTGGCCGGGTAATGGCTACCCGGGAAAGCGTCGTGGCGGGCGTTATCAACGACTGCGTTGCTATCAAGCGCGAGATGGTCGAGATGCTGCTGAAGGAAGTCGGCACCCTCAACAAGCAGATCTCGCCCCGCGAGCTCGCTGCTTTGGCGCGTATGGCAGCCCTGGGAGACGAGGCCGCGATGGCCGAATTGCAGCGCTTAGCCGCAGAGCGGGGCCACATGGACGGCGAGCCGATGGCGTGCCCGCTCTGCCAGGAGATCGAGCGGCTACTGCCGCAAGCGAATGAGGAAGAAGTCTAGTGATCAGCTTCAAGGCCAGTCTCAAGAGCACGGTGCCTTACCAGGGCAAGCGCGAATCGAAACACGCCGCTGACCATTGCCGGCCGTGCCAGTCATGGGCTGAGGACGAATCGATGTGCGTGCGGATCATCGACAGCCAAGGCCAGCATTTGGCTTGTGGCTGTACCTGTCACGTCCGCATCGTTGCCGGCCGGAAACTTGATAGGCGTATGTACGAGGTTGCGAGCTAATGAGCCCCGAAGAGATCCTCGCCGAGTTCATCGCCAACATGGAGGCGATGGGCGAAACGACGGACGACGCCACGAAGGAAATGCTGCTGCGCTCGATTCAGGGCCTAGCCCAGCGCGCGGCTTCCGGAGATTCCGAGGCGATCAACCAGCTCAAGCTGTTCACGCCTTCCATTCCCGAGCCGATCATGCCTACTGCAGCCGTCGGTGGGCGATCAGGCCCCGAGATTGGCGTACCAGCCAAGGGACGGGCTCAGATTGGCGCGCAGAAAGCTGGCGGAGACGACCCGCTGGGCGGGCTGCTGAACACGGTTGTCCAGATCGGCGCTGTGCTGGGCAAGGGAGCCGAGGCTATCGGCGGCAAAATCGCGGAGGTACAGGGCGCAAAGCCCGCGAGCACACCGACGATCACGGCTGACATGCTCGCGGGCGGCGGACAGACCGGTGAGCCGGGGCAGGCGCCGTTCCAGACCTATCCCGTTCCAGGCACGAATCAGATCGCGGTCCTGACGCCCGGCGGCATAGGCGAGCCGCCCAAAGTGGTCTTTGTCGATAAGGCAAAGAACACCTACACCAGCGTTGTTCAGGAGGAAAACCCGGACGGCTCCGTCACCGAGTCGCAGATCACGATCGACATGGACCGGTTCCAGGCGCTCCAAGGCGCTGGCAAGTCGCGCGAAGAAGCGCTGAAAGAAGCGACTACCGCCAAACAAGTGATCCGCACCATCGCTGCCGAAACGACGCAGGAAACCATCGAACTGCCTGACGGCAGCACCAAGGTAGTCGACGTCCAAGACGGGCGGATCAGCAAGGACGTGCTCACCATCCCGAAAGCGCCCCCGAAGAAAGGCGTCTATGTCGAGCAGAACCCGGACGGGAGCCAGTCGGTCTATGAGACTGAGGACGGCAGGCCAACCAAAGAGATCAATCAGATACCGGCTGCCAGGGACACCGTTGGTCCCATTCAGAGCGCCGATGTTGGCGGCGGCCGAGGGGCGACCTTCGCGCCTAAGTACGGGCCAGGCGGACAGGTGACCGGTTACGAGAACATCCCCGGTTACAACCTGCCCGAGCAGGACACCTCGAACCCCTACAAGATCATGCAGACGGCCAAGGGGTTCGAGGTCCAACTGAGCGGCATGCCCGTAGCGCGCTTTCCATCGGCGCAGCAGGCGCAGGCCTATGTGCAGCAGAAGGTGCAAGCCTCCGGCGTGACCAACGCGCTCCTAGGAGCCGAGGCGAGCCGCTTGGGGATTCCAGCCTCCCTCATCAAAGGGCTGACGCAGCCAGCTCCGACAACGATCTCCGGAGCATCGGGAGGTTCGGCACAGCCCACAAACCCTTTCTTGTCCCCCCTCAGTACGGGAATGGGGCAGTAGGGGGCGTCTCAGTGCAACCACAGTCCTTCAACGCCAATCAGCCCGCCGGAGACATGCGCCAGCTCGTGCGCAAGACCGCGCAGCAATGGGGCATGGACGATCCGCTCGTCTTGGAGGCTATCGTTGCGGCCGAGTCCGGCTTCATTCCGGATAACGTGGGCGATGCCGGCATGAGTTTCGGTCTGCTGCAGAACCACCTGAAAGGCAGGGGCGCTGGCCACCCAATCGACAAGCTCAAGGACCCTGTCTACAACCTGGGCATTGGGCAGCAGGAGATCATGGCTGCCTACCGTCAAGGGAAGCAGGCCGGGCTTGTTGGTCCTCAGCTTGCCGTCTTTGTGGGCAAAGTCGCGCAACGGCCAGCGGCAGGCTATGAGGCGCACTACGGCACCAAATACCAGGAGCTCTCCGGTGGTGGCGGCACAGGCGGACCGAAGCTGATCGACGTGAACCTTCCAGCTTGGAGCCAGACGTAGCTATGGCTTTCGATAACGACTCCTATGTAGCGCCATCCGAAGGCGGCGGGTTCGACGTTGTCGTTGATGGGCAATCTTCCTGGTACGCCTCCCAGAGCGAAGCCGAGAACGCCTACAACACGTCGACGGGCTCAGGTCCGCCGCCGGCCGATCCGTTCCAGCAATTCATCGGCTACCAGCAAAAGCTGGCGGATATGCAGTCGCAGTCGCAGGCCGCCGCCGCTGCGCGCGCCGCCGCTCAGGCTCAGATGGAGCGCGAGTTCCAGGAGCGCATGGCATCAGCTCGAGACGAGACGCAAAAGCAACTGCTTGCCGACCGGCTCGAACATGAGCGCGAGCAGTTCAAGCAGCAGGACATGCTGGAGCGCGCCAAAGAAGCGTTCAGCCAGCAGCTCCTTACGAAGCAGTTTGCCCTTACCGTGCAGAACGCCGCCCTGGACGCCGCCAAATCGGGGCAGCCACTCACCTATCTGTCGCTCTTGCGCGGGGGAATTCCAGGGCTGGTGCCTGGGCCCGATATCTACCAGGGCATCAGACGCGTGGTCGAGCCAGCGGTCGATATCCCAGCGGGATATACCAGCCCGCTCACGCCGCCTACTCCGACGATTGGTCAGGGCGGTGAGGTGTTCCCCGGCGGTGGAGGCACGGGCGCTGGAGCTGGAACACCGGCGAGCGAGGCTGTCGCAGCTGCGTACCTGGCGAAGTTCCCGGAAGTGAAAGAGCACATCCTAGGCGGCACCGGTTGGGGGCCGGAGACTCCCGCGTCTCAAATCTTGCAGGAATGGGCCAAGATCGGCCCGCAGGATCCCAACGCACAGAAGGGCCTGGCGCTCATTCAAGGCAAGTTCACGCAAGCGTCGGGCGCCAATCAGGCAGTTCTGAATCTGGGCGCCATGCCCAAAGATCAGCGCTTGGCTCTTGAGGGGCAACACGGCCTGACGTGGCTCGGGCACTCGGGCGGGCTTCCAGGGATGACCGTGGCCGAGATGCAGGAGCTCGGACTGCTGGGGGCTGGAGCGTCACCGACAAGCTCGATCTACCAGGCGTCCTCGCCGGACATCTACAAGACGCCCGCGCTCTCGGGCTATGTCAAAGCGCCAGCCTACCCGGCTGACCCGTACGGGTTTTAGTTATGCCAAGAGTGGTGCTGAATCTCGGCCAGATGCCCAAGGAGCAAAGACTTGCTCTTGAGCGCCTGTATGGGATTACCTGGGCGGGCGAGCACGTCGGTTTGCCGTCCGGTATGACCGTCGCTGACGCGTGGGCCAAAGGCTTACTGCCGCAGGGCCAGATGCCCGAGCAATCGGTCTACATGCTGCCCTACGACGGCCAGGCGATCCCACAAGGGCTGCAGCCGTACATCGTGTCGGTTGACGCCGGATTAACGCCGTCTCCTGGTGGGACTGGGATGCCCGTGGGAGTGAACGACGTTGATCCGACGGACGAAGCCACTCCCGGTATGCCTAGAGACGGAAGCCAAGGCTACAACTGGCCTGATGCGTCCAGGGGCAATGCTCAGCCTGGAATGGGCTATGAGCAGGTAATAACGCCGGTGAACTTCAATGATCCGGCTGAAGTTGCAAGGTGGAATGCGCTTCATCCAGATAGGCCTTTAACCGTCGGTGTCCCGCCGCCGTCATCCGGCACATCGCCACCACTTCCAGGGACCTATCCGGTGCCTGCTCCGGGTGAGGGCGGCGTCCAGCCTTTGCCGACAGGTCCACCGCTTCCTAATACGCCAGGAGACACCGGAACCGCGCCGCCACAACAGCTTCCAGCAGGCGCGCAAGCGCTGCTGAACCTGGGCCAGATGACGTACCAGCAGCGCCAAGAGCTGGAAAAGAAACACGGCATCAAGTGGATTGGCCATGTCGGTCTGCCTCCTGGTATGACGGTGCAACAGGCTTGGAATCAGGGGCTTCTGCCACAAGGCCAGCTACCCCAAGGAGCGTATTACTCCTCATGGGACGGCAGCACGGCATGGATGCAGAACCCGGAGCTGGCGCCGTACATCGCGGTGAGCGCTGGTGGCAACGTCCCGGCGCCGCCAGACTTCTATCCCCCTGATTATGGGCAGCCTCCGACGGCTCCTACTGCTCCGCCCGCTGAGGACCCCGGCGCCGCGCCACCGCCAACAACAGAGGACCCAACGACAGCGCCACCGCCGCCGCCCATCATCGCTGACCTTATGGCGGGCAACCCGATCAAGCCGTTCACGCTGCCGCAGGGAACGCTGCGTACGCCTGGGGTGCAATTCTGGGCCAACGCCAGCCCGTTCGAGCGCAACGCCATCAAAGAGACGGTCGAGTTTCAGGGCGTGAACTGGGCCGACTGGGAGGCGCAGCGCAACCGGCTCACCAAGTATGGGGTCGGAGCGTTGACCCCTGGGGTCTATGGCACTGGGATCAACCCACGGGGGTACATGTAGATGCCCCTTCCTTTTGGCAATCCGTTCGGCTGGGGCACGCCGCCCTTGCCAACGCTTGATCCCGAGGCAACGCCGATGGGCGAGACGTTCGGCGTGCAGCCCGCTCCGCCATCGCCTGACTTTATGCAGCGCTTAGGCAACACCCTGGGCTTGGGGCTCGCCTCTACCCCTATCGGCGGCGCGTTTCGGGCGTTTGGTGGCCAGATGCCGCAGGTCGATCCGATGCAGGACACGCTGCTCTATGACCTGCTGAATCGGCCTGCCGGGGCATTCTCGGGCGCGATAGAAGGCTTGACGCAGAACCCTGGAGACCTGGGCGCTGCAGTGACGGGAGCCGGAGCCGGGTTTATGGACCCGGACCAGTTCAGTGGCCAGGACCTCGTCGAGCGCGCTTACTCACGCGCTGGCAATGAACCGGCGCCGGGTGAGGCCGAGTTCGCCGGGACCCTGATCGACATCGCCAATCTCGGCGGGTTCGTCGGGCCACTGGAAGTGATCGGGCTGGCTAAAGCGATTGGGCCAGCCGCGCGCGCAGTGCTCAGGCCGACCGGCAAAGCGGCGCAGCTCGTGCGGACAGCCCCGCTGGAAACCGTCGTCAACGTGCCGATCAACCAGATCAAGACCTCGGTAGTTCCAGGCATCGAAACGAACGAGGCGAACGTGGCCGAGCTGGCCAGCGACATCCTGCACCATGGCATCAAGGAGCCTCTGGAAGCGGTCAGGACCGGTGGCGGCGATCTGGTGCTGACTGATGGCTATCACCGCTTGCGGGCGGCTGAGCGCCTGGGACTGGATGAGGTCCCGATTCAGGTCAGGCCCAGCGGCATAGCGCATGTTGGCGGCGATGCGTTGCCCGAGTCGCCGCTGTTCCTCATCGGCGGGGGCGCTCCCCGCAGCGGATCGCTGCCCGAACCGTTGTCCCTGCAGAAGCTAGCCGATCACATGTTCAAGCCTGACATGTTCCGCAAGCTCGTCCAAAAGGTGCCAACGCCGCTGAAAAAGACGCTGGAGTTCGTGCACCCGGCGGCGTTCGCAGACGAGCCGTTCGACAAGATCAGCGCCATCTATCAGGCCGATATGGACCTGGGGCAGCAAGCGGCCAACATCGTGCGGCTGCAATCGTCCACTCTGGGAAGGCACCCATTCCAGGTGACACCGGAAGGGCGCGTGCTCGGGGTCACCGACAAAGCAGGCGGCAAAGCTCGCCCAGCTATTCAGGACGTGTTCGAGCACCCGACCGACTACAGGCTCACGCCAGAGGCCCAGAAGTACATCAGCGATTACCGCGCGTTCGTGGATAACGTGGGGGACCTAGCGAAACGCTATGGCCTGGCCTTTGAGGAGATCGATAACTACGGCTTTCCGCGCATCATCCGGCAGACTCCAGAAGGTCCCGTTGGCCAGCGGCCACGGTCGAGTATTGGGGCCGAGCGCGGCTTCCAGAAAGAGCGGGCCTTCAAGACCGCGAGCGAAGGGATCGAGGCGGGCTATCGCTACGAAACCGATCCGGTCGAAGCGCTGGCGGCTCATGCCAAGAGCGTCTATCGCGGCATCGCGGACAAGCGAGCCGACGGCCAACTGAGGCTCTATAAGCGGACTTTAGAAAAGGGAGACGTGCCCTTTAACCACAACGACTTCCGTGAGTTCCGCTCGGCCTTAAACAAGTCGCAGGAAGGTTCGAATGCCCTGGCCCGCTGGAACAGCGAGCTACAGACGGCACAGACCGCCATCGACCTGGGCGCTGCCTTCATTCAGGGCCAGACGATCATGTTCAGCCATCCGCTCGCCTGGACGAAGGGCGTGGGCCGGATGCTGCAAGCAGTGGCCACTCCGAAAGGTTACGCCCGCATGATGGAGACCGCCGCGCCTGATGTCTCTCGCGCTAGCTCCCATGGCGTCTCGCTCGGTATGGGGGCTAGAGGGCTCACCACGGGTGAAGCGCTGCCGGAAGCGATCGGCAAGGCCAAAGGCGTCTTCGAAAACATCCCGGTCCTGGGAGGCCTCTACAAGAAGGGCAACCTCGCCTTTGCCGCGTTCCATGACACGGTTGCGCTCAATCTGTGGAAAGCGCTCGAGCCGACGGCGATCCGTAACGGCGAGGACCTCCAGGATCTCGCTCAGTCGATCAATCACATGATCGGCGGCATGGCGCGCGGGCGAACCGGGATCTCTCCCAGCCAGGCAACGAAAGAGTCGTTGATTTTATTTGCCTCGAACTACCAGCGGGCGGGTGTCGCGCTGCTGGCCGACCTTGGCAGAGGCGGCATGCGCGGGAACGAAGCACGCAAAGCGCTCGGGTCCTGGATGGCAGCCGGAACGGCGGCGGTGTACGGGCTGAACCGTCTCAGTGGCATGGAACACGAGGAAGCCCTGGCTAGGGTCAATCCGGCTGATAGGAACTGGAATAAAGTCCGTGTAGGGGACGCCAATATCGGGCTTGGCGGCAACGTGACCAGCATCGTGCGAACGATCGGCCGGATCGGCAAGACTGCCATTGAGAACCCAGGCGACTTCAAGAACCTCGACCCTGAAAAGAACCCGATCACCCGGTTCCTGAGAGGCAAGACCTCAGCCGCGTTCTCGTTCGGGATCGATGTCACCTTCGGCGAGAACTACCGGGGAGATCCCGAGACCATCGTCGGAGCCGCAGGTAAGCGGGTGCTGCCGTTCTGGGCTCAGGAGTCCTTCACCGATCCGGACCTGCCCTTAGGGGCCAGGCTCGCTGAAGGCGTAGGGCTAAGCGCCACATCCGAGGACCCCGTGTATCGCGGGAGAGACACCGCTGCCAAAGCCGTCTTTGGCGTGGTCTTCGAGGAGCTGCCGCCCGCCATGCAGAAATCATTGCTCACACTCAGGCCTGACCTGGCCAAGCCCAAGTCCAAGTTTACCGGCCAAATCGACAAAAGCCGGCAAGTCGAAGCTGCGAACTGGGTCATGGGCCAGGTCAGGCCTGAAGTGCGGACCGTGATGGAGTCGGACAACGAGGGAGTCGTGAAGTCATTGGACCTCACCTTCCAAGTCTCCGACGACACGCGGGAGCGTTATCAGGTCCTTGCCACCGAGGCATTGAACGCCGTTATCGGTCCGAACGCGGAAGCGCTCGCAAAACTACCGGACGGCATAAGGGGGAAGCAGATTGTCAAGTTACGAGATCAGGCGATGAAACTCGCTCGCGCTTACCTTGAGCGCGAATTGACCGCTGCATTTCAAGAAAAAGTCAGGGCCGCGGAAACCGCCGCCCCATAACGAAAGGACCACATTTAGATGACAGTGCCAAGTGGAATTGAACTCCCGGAGGAGATTCAGGCTGAGCTGGCGCAGATGGATCTGCCCCAGGGACGCCAGAACGCTGCTCCCGAAGGCAACAAGCCCGCTGTTGGCCAGACCGCTGGCGATACCAACGGAACGCAGAAGGCTGATGATCCCGTAGCCCAGGCCCTCTTGTCTCGGCTTGAAGGACTTGAAAGCCTGATACGGGCCGGGGACGCCAGCAACCGAACGCTGCAAGGCCAGGTTCGCTCGCTCGAGTCTCGCCTTGTGCAAACCAACGCTGCGCCGCCGAAAGCCGATTTCCCGGCAAAGCAACTGGCCGACAAGCTCGCGGACGGGGACGCTAACCCGCTCGTGGAGATCGTCCGCCAACAGCAGGAACAGATCAACGCCATGGCCTCTGTGATTCAGGGGTCCCAGGCCACGACTGTGAACGATGCAGCCCGCCAATCATGGCTCGAATTCATGGCCGGCTTCAGTCAGGACATCGGGCTCGACTTCGCCGAAATTGAAAAACAGGTCCGCCACATTCCAACGGCCAACCTGGCCGTGCATGGGTTCAAGCTCATTGCCGGCGAGGCGAAGAAGAACCGCGTCTCTCCCGCCGAAAGAGACACCATCCGCAAAGAAGGGGCTCGTGAACTAGCCGAGAAACTCGGCCTGTACAAAGACGGTCGCTTCATCGGCTCGGTGAACTCCGAGGCGGCATTAGCGGAGGCTCAAAAGAAAATCGCCCGGTTCGAGGAGAACCCGTCCGCTGAGGAGTACGACGAGATCGCGAGCCTCCAACTGTAGTGAGCACAAAGGAGTAGAAGACAGTGCCTGTTACTGGGACGAACAATCTCCCAGCGGCTGTCGTACGACGCTACCTCCGCGAGTACGTCTTGCACGCGTACGGCAACGAGGTATGGGCTCAGTTTGTCGATTGGCAGTCCATGCCCGAGGGCAATTCGGGGTCAAGCTTTGACTTCCCGGCTCTTGTGGAAATGGAGCCTGCTATCGACGCGCTGGATGAAGAGACGGATATTGTCCCTGTCCGTTTCTTGGACGACCAACTGGTCGTCACGCCCGCGGAATACGGCAACGCATCGGTTATCAACGAAGCGGCGCGGTTCCGGAGCCGCATCGATCTTCGTGACGGCA